CTCAATTGGATTATAGTCTTCTATAGCCGTGTCGATAAATGGGCGGGCGGGAACATCTGTCACCGTCCCATCGTTACGCTCTATTTGATACCCTTCATGGACAAGAGCGGCATGATCAGCCGTGTACCCGATTACTTTATAGGTATCTGATACATCTTCAATAAATTGGCTATTTTTTAGCTCACCTGTATCTACAATGTCCCGGGGTGAGCCAACTACACCGCCATTTTTTCGTACAGTCTCCCGTGGCCAGTTCCATTTAGTATCTTTTATCTGAAAGTTAATCTCTTGGGCAAATTCGCCCACCATTTCATTAAAAGACTCAATGGCTAATTGTCTTCCTAGATTCCAGTTAATCATTAAAAAATAGCTGTAAGGATAACTTACAGCTATTATAGCAACTTTAGACTAACCGATTACGGATAGTCAACTCTTATGTCTCGTGGTGAGATATTAATTTATCATTAAAGACTCAAACAATTCTTTAAATTTAACGTTTCTCCATCCTTTTTGAATTTTAAAAAAAACTTGTAACTCACCGTTAATACATTCTGTGGTTTGTTTACCAATAGTTTCTATGCCTTGAGTTAAAGAATCCGAAAAAGTGTTACATTCTTGCGTGTAAGTTTTTTGAATAAACCACTGCCCGCAATTGCAGTTTTTCTCGTCTATTATGTATCTTACCTGAAAAGATACATATTCTACGCCATGATAATTAATATCTGCCGAGAAACTTGAGCAACTTTTCCAAAACTTACATTCTCTTTCACTTGGACTAAGAACGTTCAAAACTTGTTCTTGAAACTCTTGAAATGATAGCATAATTACTCCCGTTGATTCGTTGCTGACAACTGATAACTGATAACTGACTAATTGTCGCAGACAACTCGAAAACCGAGGCTGAAGTTGAAGCGGAAGCCGGGGAAGAGCCAGAAACGAACCGCACTGCGACAGTACCTCGGATTGATGAACCAAGAACCGCCGCGCAGACAACTATCTTCGCACCACTCCCAAACATTACCACTCATGTCATACAGTCCCCAACCATTGGGCTTTTTCTGTCCTACGGGATGAGTTGTGTCATTAGAATTTTCGCTATACCAAGCATAATCTCTTAACTGATTAGCATCATCACCAAAATAATATGTAGTAGTTGTACCTGCTCGACAAGCATATTCCCATTCCGCTTCTGTGGGTAGGCGATAGGTTTTACCGGTTATTCGACTCAATTTCTGACAAAAAGCTCTAGCATCGTCCCAACTAACCTGTTCTACCGGATTTTGGGGATTATTTTTAAAGTGAGAGGGATTGGTTCCCATTACTGCTTGATATTGTTCCTGAGTCACCGGATATTTGCCAATCGCAAAACTGTTGACTTTAACTTGGTGTGAAGGCTTTTGATGATTTTGAACATCGGGATCACTATCAGGAGAGCCTATGAGAAACTCACCTGCTGGTAAGTTCACCATTTCTAATGCGACTTGATTGGGTAGTTTTTCGGTCATCGTGAACTCCTTTGGTTTTTTGGTATATACCTATAATGACAGGTATATGTTTGTATGTCAAGTGTTTTTTTGTTTTTTTTTCAACCGATAACGACGACATCTTTCGGCGTTAGTCATTGAATCAGTGTGGGGGGGTTTTCCTGCCGGATTACCAGTAAAATGATGATTGCAATCCTTGCATCGGTATCTCTGTTTTCCTGACACAGAGAACCCTTTTTTAGAGATTTTCTGTGATTGACATTTAGGACATTGCATTGTCATTTAATGATAGATGAGAATACTGTAACAGTAGATCAATCCATTGATCTTTGGTGTAACCTAACGTTTTCCCGTTAATGGTTGAAGTAATTAGTCCTATTTTGCTTGCAAGTGCTACTAATTCGGTAGATTTTAGCCTTGTAAGACTTCTTTCTGTTTTAACAAATAGTTGCCCGTGTTCGTGAGAACCAATAGTGACATTTTTGAATTTTTGAGCAAATTCCTTTAATGTGTTTAACCCGTTCATCTGTTTAACTCTTTTGTGTTTGTTTTTCTATATCCCCATTGTAGGGGATATGTTTGTATGTTGTCAAGGGGTTTAAGAAATATTTTTAAACCCCGATTAGACTAGCTAAGATACATAACAGACATAGCTTTAAGTGCGATGGTTTTTTGACAAGGTGTACCTTGCAATTCAAATTTTTTGTAAAGACTGCTTTTAATCCCAGATAACCGAGATTTTGTTACACATTGATCCTCAGCAATGACCTCTTCCAAATGATAGGGAAGCTTCCAAAGGATTTTTCGTTCTTGATCGGTCAGTCCGCCCTGATAATAAGGAATATCATAGACTTTTTCAAATTCTTCTTTTGAAGGAATCTCTACATTTAGGGACTCTGCTTCTGTCAATACTTTTGAGGTTTTGTCTTCAAACTTTTGAACTCTTTCTTTTTGCGCTTCTTTTTGCGCTTTTAAATTTTCTAAATCAGATAGCTTGGCTTGGAAAATCTCAATTTGAGATTTGAGATAATCAATCTCATTTTGAATGTCAGCGACTTGAGAATCAATTTTGTCGATGGTAGCAGTAGTCATAATCGTGAACTCCTTTGGTTTTTTGGTATATACCTATAATGACAGGTATATGTTTGTATGTCAAGTGTTTTGTCAAACTTTTTTATTATCTTTTTGTAGTTTGTAGATTTACCTATAGTTACACTGATCGCAGGACTGCCAAAAATCTCGGAAAATCAAGCTAATAAAGCAATCACACACTTTTTGACGGATGACAACTGATAACTAATAACTGATTACAGCGTCGGATATTTGCCTAGCACTGTTTGTGCTTCCTGATTTAGAGATTGAGTTATTTGCTCAATCTCTTTGCAGAAAATTCGAGCTTTTTTAATTTCAGAAATTTGTGTTGTTTCGATTGGTTGTTTAGCGTTATCCATAATCTTGTTTTTCTGTGTTTTGGTTACTTTCTATTATGGATCGTTCTCCCAGTAATGTCAACTATCTGGGAGAATCTTTTCTGAACAAGTGTACTACTGATAACTGATAACTAGAAACTAACTAATCTCTATGTCGTTAGCGTCAGCAAAGTCGTTGACATCCATAAACCAGTCTTTCCATTCATCAGGGTCGGATAGATTGACTTTATCGACTGTCCACTGTCCATGTAAATATAGCCCTGCTTTCCACTTGTCAGGATATGGATGCTTTGCTTTTTCGGTATCGTTGGGAGTAAGAATAAACTGGAGAATGTCTTTTCCCCATTTACCTTTTTTGATATTGTAAAAGCAAGACAATGCGTCAATTAAGTCGTCGCACTCTTGTTGGTAGTCAGCAAAGTTTTCTGGTAATTTAAATTTAGGTTTTTTAGCCTTGTTATCCGTCAGTTTAGGTTCTAGTTTGGTTTCTAGTTGATTGGTTTTTAGTTGCTTGTTTTCCTGTTCCAGTTGATAAATACGAATTTGTAATTGAGTAACAGATTCGTTTAGAACTGTTATTTGATTTGTTTCTTTTTGCAGTAGAGAAACTGTACATTCAAGATCATGTATTCGTTGCTTTAAGTTTTCAATCCATGCTCCACTAGACTCTTTGTCCTGTTTTAATTCATGAATACGGGCCGTCAAGTGGTTAATAATCTCAGATCCTTCTTTAAGTTCACGCCGTCTGAGATTGTGCATCTCTTGAATAGATTGAGTCAATTCAATATTTTCCCATTTTAAGGTTTCCTTTTCAATCCATGCTTTATTGAACTCTTGGTATTCTAAGTCAGGTTCACTTAACAACAAATCAACGAGGGCAACCTGTGTTTTTTCAGAAAAAGATAACTCGTCATCAGTCTTTAACTCATTTTCAGTTTCCTGATTTTCTGGAAGGATGTATTTACAATTATCAAGATAATCCCACAAATTATCAAATTTAACACAGTCCTCTTGATCATAGTTTTCTAGTGCGTTCCAAAGCTTTTGGATGTCATAATTTGCAACAAATAACCCTTGCGTTTTGACCGTAACATAATCACCGTTATCAGTGACTGACAATTTTTCTCCGAAACACTCTTGGTTAATTTGATTGAGGGTGCTTTGGAAAAACCTGATAATTGTGGCTTTTTCGTAAAGTTCGATATTTGAAGTCATTTTTTTGTCCTCTTGTGGGGTGTATTTACAATGATCGAAATAATCCCAAAGATCGTAACAGGAAAGCTCGT